TAGCTGACTTGCGGGAGCACCACCTAATTGAACTGCTGAAGCCATCTTATACTTCCTATACAGATATTATTTTTAGTCCGATTTACATCAGACGAGAAGCGAGGGATTTCTTACCACCCGAAGCACCGCCCGTGCCGTAGCCCACGGTGTTAAGACCGGACTTCACTGAGCCGAGAAAGCCCGAGTCTGGGAGCAGACCCTTAACGGCTGATACAAGAGGCTTCGTGCTGGAGTAGATGTCTTTCGCCTTAGACAAGATGTTGCCGAGAGCCGAGAACGAGAAGCCACCCACCATACGGTCAAGCTCTGAACGAACGCCCATTGGAGCAAGAGGAGCGGAGATGATGTCTTGCTCTGACAGAACACCCTTAATGATGCGGGACGAACCACGGATAGACTCAAAGAAGCCCGAGTTCGCAGTAATGACATAGAGCTGGGGAGTCTGGTTAATATCCGAGGTGTTCTTCACAGTAAGGTTAAACTGTAGGGTGAAGTTGCCGACCAATGACGGTGCTTGACCCGACTGGAGAGTAATGTCTTGCGAAGGCTTCAGAACCAAGACTGAACCGACCAGAGGCACGACTTGACCTTGCTGACGAGCCGAGTAGTTCTGGGGGGCAATCGCAGAGGTGGAAGCACCCGGGAGAGCTGGGTAAGAACCAGCCGAGCTATGGGCTTGACCGATAAAGTTGTTCCAGTCCATATCCAAGCCGTTCTTCACTGACATATTATACAACTGCTCCGTTGTCATAGACGACAACAGACCGCTAAAGTTGTCAAAATTAACACTTAGAGGGTTGGAGATGCCGTCGTTGCGTGAAGCGAGAGGGAAATACCAATCAGCATCATTCAGACCGTAGGTGGAAGGACGGCAGAATACAATCAGCAAGTCTGGGATACAAGGCAGAGTAATCGTCTGCGAGATAATCTGACCCGTAGCACCCGGAGCGATTTCACCGTTCTGATACTGGGTTATGTATCGTGGAAACTCCATATACGGCACAACTGACTTCGGAGGCAGTGGGACATCAAGAGATGGTGTAAGGAACTGACAGTTCAACACGCTCTGCTGGAAGACATTACCACCCGCAACGAGGTTGTTGTAGGCAATATTAGTCAGAGTGCGACCCGCCCGTTGCGACTGGCGAATCACACGAGAAGGCGAGGCTTGGAGGTTCATAATCAGCTGAATGTTGTTAATGCCGAACAGACCCGTATCCCATTCATACTCATCAGCAAATACGAAGGGCGAGAGGACGATTGGCTCAGCCGAACGCCAACGGAAGTAGATGGTATGGACGAGACCCGCATTCACGGCTGGGGCATAGGTGGGAATACCATTCGCACACGAGTAAGTCGCACCAGCAAAGGCGATTGTTCCAGCACCACCAGCTGGGACATTGGGGAGAGGAACACCAGTGTCCGTAGTGAAGACCAACGAAGCAAGAGCACCGTTATTCACATTGTCATACTCCACCGTGCCGTCATAGGCTTGGAGAGGATTGCCGAGGCAACCGTAAGCGTCGTTGTAGTTCGCCCACTTATCCATCATTGTCGGGGCAGTGCGAACAAGGCGGTTCTTCTTCTTGTCCGCCAGACGCAGAACTGGATACATAACATCTTGGGAGTTGATTACAGAAGTTGTATCGTTAATTGTAGCACTGATGGTAGAGCAGAGGGAGTTCAATGGGAGCATAGCAAGGGCAAAATCACGACCGGGGACAACGAGCGAATCACCAACGGCGGGGATAGAAGCAAGGGTGGCGGTCATAGACTGAAAGCAAGTGGAACTCCATAGCACTTTTCTATCAACAAAAACATTTTCTGACGGGACATACACATTGTAAGTGTGCTGGGACGCTGTGGCGGCGATGGCATTAAAGGGAGCATTGGTTAGGGACAGAGCACCCTTCTCCACCGCAAACTTCGGGCGGGACTGAACGATGCGTGAATCCAGCACGGCGAGTTTCTCAATGTCGGCACTCATCTTCTTATACTGATGCTTCAGAATAAAAATAGGGGGATTAATCGCCGTAGGGACGGGATAGACTTTTGGGAGTATTATCTCAAAAGCCTATCAGAGCAGTAGCGGAGCAAAAACGGGGGGGACGGGATTTTTTAGCCGGATATTCTTATAGCACAACGCCTTTAAGGAATTGTTGGATTATTTTCCCGTCCCCCCCGCCGGACTGTTTATTGCTTACGACGAAACATAATCTTAATGCTTACGCTGGAGAGGTTATACATATTCAGTGGATACAACTGAGAGTTAAGGCGATTTTTCCAATAAACTTGAATGTCTATGTTGCGGAGTTCTTGCTTAGAAGGAGACATAGATGACATACGATACTCGGCTACTGGGGTGTAGTAGATGAACTGGCGGTAGAGGTCAGCACCGCCCGGTGCGGTGTCTAAGGCAATGTCCGTAATGATGGGGTCAAACGCAGAAGCCGTAGTGGGGGCAGATACACCCAAGTTGTTCGTTCCAAGAATGTTAGGGGCAGAGGCAGATTCGGTCTTAATCGGAATGAGCGTAGTAGTAAATACAATGGAAGAGCAAGGCGACCACAAGGAATCAACGCTCTTATAATCTTGCTCGTTCAACCAATAGACCTTCTGAGCCAATAGCGGGACAAAACCCAATGGAGGCACACCAGACTCGGGGGGGACACGGTAATCCGCCACATTAGAGTAGAACTTGTTGCTGAAAGTCATTTCATACACATAGCCCTCGGGGACACCCAACGGGAACGCTAAATAGGTAAGCCCGTCATAGGTAATACCGCAACTGTTAGGGACATTCGCAATGTTCCAGTAGATTGTAGCAAAGTTCGCAAAAATACCACCCATATTCGTATTCATAAAGAACCGTAGGCGGGGCTGAGTCTGGGGACTCGCCGTTCCAGCCACATAGGGAATCGGGGTAAAGGTGGTAAGGCGTTGCCCGAATCCATCACTGTCCGCATAGACCGTAAAGCGTTGCGTAGTGGTGTTATACACAATCTGCGGTGTCTGAACGATGGCTTGGAAGGACGCAAAGGTGGCGTAGGGGAAGGGGTCGGTAATACCCAGTGTAGCTTGAGCCTCCGCCCAACGAACTTGAAAGGTAGTGTAGAGCAACTGGTGGGCTTGTAGAATAGTCGCATTGATAAGGTTAGACCAGTGCTGGTAAGTCAGAACCCAGTAGTAGCGTGAGCTAAGGTCTTGTGTCGTTAGAGGAACACGGGGGGTGGGGGCTAAGATGGGGTTCTGCGTCTCGGGCTGATACTGGACGAAAGTAGGAATGGGTGCTACATTAAAAGGCACTACGCCAACATTTGTATTCCACGACTGCTGATAGGTGAGGGCAACACCATAGGTGGTTAGATTAACATTTGTTTGCCCTACCTCTATGTTAGGAATAAAAAGCGGTAAATCACGATTCGCACCATTCATTGTAAATCGGATAATGGAAAACTCATACTCGGAAGCGTCTTTAAGGAGTGCCGTATCACGGGTTTCATTAAAGCGAATCTGTGGGTCAGCCGTCGCAGACAAATTACTAACCGCATTGTTGCTACTACCCAAGTCATCTGTGTTATTGTTGATAATATCACAGTTGTAATACAAATAGTCCGGCTGATACGGAGTCCCGCCAACTGCTTCAAATGAACCACGATTGTAAGCCATCTTTCTATACCAATAGCACATATTATTTTCGTAGCTTATCATAAGTTATACCAGACACAAAGTCGTCGGGGGACATTCCACTGGACTCTATAATTTTATTGTATTTGTCAATGGAATATGGGGCATAGAGCAACCTTACACAACAATGGCGACCGCAAGTAGCCACATTACCAGCTTCTTTCTGAAACTGCCTATTATTGTAAAAAACCGGCTTCCCACTGGCTCGTAGAAGGCGGGTCAAATAAGGACGCTCCACATCAAGCATCTCTAATCGGCTCTTTGTCATTCCATCTTTTTGGGCGGTGTCCGGAGCATCACCATAGGAATCAAAAAACTCTATCTTATTGGGGCGGTTTATAAGGCAAGTCCAATGACCCGATGTAGGACTTACATTGGGGAACAGAAGAATCGCCCTACCCTTCGCATCAAACATTTCATTAATGTTTCGTAGCCCTTTTAGCTGGGGGTAATTCCAAATCTTAATGTCATTACCCAATATCTTACGAATGTCATCATCTCCAAGGGGATATTGCCTTACTTCTTTTATTCCTCCTTCCGCCATCTAATTGGTCTAAGATTTTTATATATCAATTAGTAGATAAGATGGCTTACGCACAGTGGAATCCAACTACTACCTACATTGTAGGTAATTGCGTGGATTATGCTGGTTTTTCCTATCAAGCAACGGCGATTAACACGAATGTAGCCCCTCAGCCTACCACCGCAATTTGGACGCTTATTGGCTCAAGTGGCGGAGGTGGCGGAGCAGTCAATAGCATTACGGCGGGTAATCCCAATATAACCGTTGGTGGAACAACCGCCAATGTTGTGCTCTCGGGAACACTACAAACCCTTACCAGCAATGTAGCCACTTCTAACTTTGCCTTCTCTGGAAATACGGCTGGAAATCCGTCATTCGTTCTTAGTGGAACGGAAGAGTTCAAAGTCATCACAAGCGACCTCACCCCGCATATTCTGGTAAGTGGTGGTGTAGGCGGTGGCGTTCAACTCGGTCTTCCAAGCGGTTATGGCGGATACAAGATTACCGCTCCTACCGTTGCTGGAACGGCAAATGATACACAAGTCGCTACTACTAACTGGGTGAAACTCTATGGTGGTGCGATGGCGGGTGGTGTTTCTTCGGTGTCCGCTGGTGCGAATATTACGGTTGATAATATCACTGTCCCCGCTTCCCCTATTGTATCTCTCTCCGCCCCCCTTACTTCCACTCTTGATGTCGGCACACAAGACATCACAACATCTGTTGCGAATGCTGACATTGACTTCACAACCAACGGCACGGGACGAGTTCATATCACACAAGCGGGGGTAAGTGCGAATGGTGCGATGACGATTACCCAAACGGGGGCGGGAGGAGGAACAAACCCAGCATTACGACTGGTGAATACGAATGCGACTGGTTCTGTTGCGACAGAAATCTATAAGAACAAGCCGACTGCTGGAACGGCGAGTGATGTGCTACACACGCAATCCGTTTTCGGCAAGGACTCTACGAATGCGAAGCAAGAATACACACGCATTACCCACACGATTAGAGAAGCAACTGCGGGAACGGAAGATGGTTCTATTGAGTTGGGTTGCTTCACGAACGGCACTTTCCAGAACTACATACAGATTAACGGCAATGACCCCGCCAACGGTGAAGTGAATATCCTTCGCCCTCTTGATTTAGCAAGTGGTTCTACTGGTCTGATTAAAACCTCTGTTGCGGGTGGAAACATTAACATTACTTCGGATACAACGGGTTATGTCGCACTCAACTCTGCTTCGGGACAAGTCCAACTGAACGGTGGAAACTCCGTTGTCGCAAAGGGTGTGAATGGTGTTCTTTTACAGACGGGAGCGGGAATTGATAAACTAAAAATCCTTCCTACCGCAGTAGAACTTTCTGGTGTTCCATTGGACGCAAGAGGACAATACATTAAAAGTTCTGGTGGGTCGCTTCTTCTTGGTGATGCGGCTGGGAC